AGCATGTCCTCGACCAGGATCAGAGGACCGGGAGCACCCTTGCCGGCCATGTAGGGAGCAGTGCCGTAGATGGGCGTGGAAGCACGACCCGAGCCGGCGTAGTTGAGGTTGCTGACCACCGGAGGCGCGATCACATGATCGTAGGCGCAATCCACGGGCAGACTCTCGGCATCCAAAAGGACCTTTGATGTGTTGAGCTGATAAGCCATATTACTATCACCGGAGATTTTAAGTGCTGCCGCCGAAAGTGCCTCTGAGTTGCTGAAGTTCGGGCATCCTGGACTGACCGAACATGGATGCATCGTTGGGATAGCATGCCTCGCCATCATCCCTGCAGACCTTGTTCACCAAGGGGGCATAGGCACCGCGAAGGAATGCACTCTGGTCGTTGGGAATGGTCGTGGACGGCATACTGTAAAAGGCACGGAACGCCTGGTTTCGGCTCGAATAGACATCAGCCTGATCGGTGGGAGTACCCTCGTTCAGAAACTTCTTCACCTTATCCTTGACGGTCGGATAGTAACACGCCGCCGGTCGCTTCGGGTTGTCGGTGTAGTCCGAGAGAAGCACATTGGCCATTGGATTCTCCTTGGTCGGTTGTTCGCATGCCTGTCCTGGGGTGGTCGCGTTAAAACGATCGCCTTCTGCTTCAAACGAAGCCGGACGAAGCGCTTCCTTGATGCCACCCGCCAAGAACATGGATGCCATCACCATAATAACTGTGAGACCCAGGTAAATGACCCTGATGTCACGGTTAATCACATAAAGGATCGCCATGGTGTAGAGGATGAACCGAGTGGCGGCGTTGAGCCTCTCCACGGGTGTTTGCTTAGCCAAAGGCCAAAAGATCAGCACCTTGTTCTTGGCAAACAAGTGCGATGGATTTCTAAACCACGGTTGTTCCATTCTTATTTATTGACTAGTTAATTTTTTCACTGAGGAGGCTGCTGAAGTATCTTGGTGAGGTTGCCCATCATAGGCCCAAGCGCCTGCATGATCTTGTTCTCGTCGAGACCACCCTGACCGTCACCGAACTCCTGTTCAACCTTGGATGTCATCTCTTCCATCATCTCGGGTTTCAACAGATTTCCCAAAAGTCCTGCCAGCGGATTCTCCTGTCCATCCGGTCCCTGGGGTGCAAACAACTGATTGATCTTCTCCGGCGAAAAGTCCATCTGAGTATGACGGGACGATTGAATCTCCTCCTCACTGACATTGTTTCCGAGGACGTAGAGACCCTGGACGTACTGCCAGATCGCCGACCGGCTGTTGTCCGAGAGTTCAGACTTCCACATCGACTCAAGATCGAGCGTCTTGAGAATTCCGTAACTTCGCGAAAGTTCCTCGAAGATACGCTCGTCCTGATTGCGAATGAGGTCCTCGTGGGGCTTCACATTCTTCATAAACGTTTCCAGGCATACACCAGGGTCCTTCTTGATCAACATGCCGACCGTGTTCCTGTAGGTCTTCACAATGGTGTTCTCTGGGAACGTGTGAGCCAACTCATCCACAAACTGCAAGAGAAGTTCGTTGAATGTATCTACGCTGGCCATTTCGTACTATTTAAAAGGAGTAAAATCTTTAATTACATACCGCGACTAACTTCCGGGAAGGGAGTCTCGTAGATCTCCTCGCGCTGGGAGATGCCAAGGTAGACGATCGTGCCCACGAGGATGGCATTCAGAATCGCCGGTTTGACCATGTCGGCATTCCTGGGAGGCGCCTCGCGATTGAGACGGGCCACCAACTGGACATACGCCATTGTGACGACTGCACCGACCAAAGCCGCGATCAAAGGATTTTTAAGCGAATCGCTGATCATTATTAAATAAAGCAGATTTTAGTATGTTTAACGATTCGCATTGGGATTTATGGAAAAGTCATCTTCTTCGTCCATCGGTGGAATGGGCGACCTCTTCATGATCTTGTCGTTGAACGTGAAACTCTTCGTCTCTTCCTGAGGCATTTCCGGAGCGGGCGCCTCGACCGGCTCTTCTGACATCGGCAACGAGGATTCTGCAGGCTCCTGTGGCATATCGGGTTCCCCGAAAGACCCTTCGGACTCTTCCTCAACGGGCAATTCGCCACTGCCCGGGAACATGTCAGGCTCTGGTTCCATCTCCGGCTCAGGCTCGGGCTCCACCGGATCGCCATTCATCACGTCCACGGCATTCTTGTTCAGGTAGGTCTTCAGGATCTGGTTGATAGGGAGCATCTCCTTGACCGTTTCCTCAACCACACCGTCCATTCGCTTGAGCAGATCCTTGCGCCTGTCATTCCTGCTGACCACCTCCTGATAGATGTAGGGATCCTCGTAGATTCGCTTGGCGACATTGGTGTAGACACCCAACACAAATACGTCGTTGGTGGGAATCTTGAGCGACACCTTCCTGGAGTCCTTAGAGAGCCTTACCGACGAAATGATCTTGACCGTGGCAACAAAGCACGCCGCCGTCATCTCGTCCAGGCATCCACCACACCTGTCCACACACTTACCGACCTCTGTGTCGATCTGATAGTTATTCCACTGAGGGATCTTGGCGAGTTTCTCCTGAAACGCCTTGAGCGTGTTGCGTCCCTGGGTCTCCACCTTGGATTCAGCGTAAAGCGAGTCCATGCAGTCCAGCGCGCTCGGAAGAATCGTGGACGAAAGTTGATTCAAAAGTTCCTTCTTGGCTTCCACAAGAACATTAAGGTTATTGTCCATAGTTACTGATAAAACGTATTTATTTCAGCGATATTTGTCCGCGGCCTTTTTAAGGTTTGCCAGTGATGCGAACTCGTTCTCCGGTTCCTTGGGTCTGGACTTGGTTTTCTTATTGGACGTCTTGGGATACCACGAAACAAATAACTGACCATTTTCATACAGTTGGGTGAAGAACCCACCGTTGATAAACTGTCTCTCGACATACTGGGCCGCCTTGTCGAGGTCGAATGAAGGAAATCCTATAAGGAATGAAGGCACCTGAACCCAAGTCTCGTGCAGTCCCAATTCGGCGACTTGCCTTACCTTGGCGCTGGCGCGTTCGTAAAGTTCCGTATAGAGTTTCTTTTTTAATTCACGCTTTCTGTGGTCGATCTGTTGTACCTCGTCCACACGAAGAGGCATTGTCTACTAATCTTTGAGTTTTTCCTATCGCAAATAAGGCGTAACCGGGGGATTGAACTGACCCACGTCTGCCACGGCGGTGGATTCATAGGTCTGGAAGTCCTCACCCCACTTGTCCTTGATAGCCTTCTCGGCAAGTGCCAGGGCGCTCTTGTTGGGCACGTTGGCGTTTGCGATGGTGTCATAGGGCATCCATTCACCCACCTGGAGTTTATCCTGGAAAGCCTTGATCTTCTCGCCATCCTTCAAGGGCTGACTGGTGATGCCCTGAATCTTTATGCCATCCTCGTCCCCGATGGCGATCACGTCCACCTCGGTTCCATAGAAGCGCTCGGTCTCGAGGAGCAGGAAGCGGCACCGGTAGGTCGCAGGGACATTGTCGGGAACCGTGTTGTAGTCCTGGTCACGTTTGAGTGCCTCGAGGTAATTTATCAGAGCGGTCCGAGCCAACTGTTCCTGTTCGGTGCCATCGCCGTTCCTGGTGAGCACGGCATCCTTGTCACGAGCCTGAAGAAACTTGACATAGGCCTCGTAAACATCGGGGCGCTTCTGTTTGAGTTCCTTAATCTTGTCAGGAGAGTCAAATACCTGGATGAAGATCGTCTCAATGGGGAACATCTTGAGACCCTTGGTCCTGAAAATCTCATCCACTGTGGCATCCACAATCTTCTTAATCATCAAAGCCTTGACCGCCACATCCTCTACTGGGTTTCCAGTAATCTCGAGGTCGCCCTCTGTAATTACACCGGTGACGGCAGGACGGAATCCGGCAAATCCACGATCCCACCTGAGCCCTTCACGGTTCATGACGAGGTAGCCTACAATCGCGACTGCCAGCACGATGAGAAATATAGTCTGCATACGCATCTTATATACTGGTGCGAAATTATATCCCCTGATAAATTCACCAACGCTTGTAAGAAAGCATGTTTGCCATCATGTTGTACAGTCCACGCTGCCAACACTGTCTTGAGATATTCAAACTGTTGGATCAGTGTCCCGTGAAGGACCAAATCAAATATCAAAATATCCACGAGGAACCCATTCCAGATGATTATCGCAAGGTGCTTACCCATGTGCCTGCCTTGATTACCAAGGACGGAAGACCTTTGATGGGACCGGAGGTCAAGCAGTGGGTCCTTTCAATGATGCCAAGTGAAATTGAATCCTTTGATCATTCGGCATTTGCTTCCTTTGATGGAAATCCCAATTCGGCACCTGGTCTTTTTGAACTGGAATCCTATGGCGCTCCATTGGCACCCCCGATGACCCCCGAGTTGGAAGCTAAGATAAACAAGAAAACCACTAACTAGAAAAACAGAAATGATCACAAATCCAGAAGAAGTTCCAAGATCACTAGGTAATGTATATTCCTATAAACAAGGCTATTCGTCGTGGAAGGAGTTCATCAAGGAACGCGGAGAAGAAGGATTCAAGCAATTCCTTGAAGACCTTTACTTAAACAAAACGCGCACTAAATCTAGTAAATGTTCTTGAAAACGATTCAAGCGTCCGCATTTAAAAACATCTTTGAGGTCTTGAAAGACATCCTCAACGATGTTAATGTATCTTTTAGCAAAAAGGGTATTCACATGCTAACCCTGGACAATGCTCGCACTGCCATGGTGGAACTTTTTCTGGATGCCACTCAGTTTGAAGAATATTCATGTGAACATGAAATTATTGTTGGTATCAACACTACCAATGTATTCAGAGTTTTGAAGTCGGTTACGACCAACGACGTACTGGTGATGAAAATTGAAGAGGACCACGTGCTCAATATTTCCATCGAGAACAGCAGCAAGAAGAGTCGGAGTCACTTTAATTTACGCCTTCTGGATATCAATGATGAAATGTTCGACGCTCCTGACTTGCCAGTGGTCAGCATCACAACCTTCCAGACCGTGGACTTTCAGAGATTGTGTAGGGATATTTCCCACATTGGTTCTGAACTGACCATCGAGCGTTCCTACAAAAAGGTTGGATTCAGGTGCACAGGAGACTTTGCCGAACAGTATACCGAATATGATATTGACTCGGATACAAATGATTTTGATTCTATGAAAGATACATTTTCTTTGAAGTATCTCAACTTGTTCACTAAGGCTACTTCAATGTGTTCCAATATGAAACTTCTCCACCACGGAGAGGAGATGCCTCTCGTCCTGGAGTACAAGGTTACTTCACTCGGTGAACTCAGGTTCTACCTGGCACCAAAGTCCGAGGAGTAAGTTCATCGTCCTTCTTGATGACAATCTTCTTACCAAACATGTAGACGTGCCACTCATCTGGCACCTCCTCGTTTGCATCAAATAGATCCCTCATACGGATGTCTTTGACGTTGTGAAAGTCCGACCTCGGTCCGGCGTAGCGAAGAAAGCGTGCCGTGTCCCACATGATTACCTCGCCATTCTCCATAATCGCTTCGACCTTTTGAATCATGATCGGTCCCTTCATCCTTGGCTCTTCCTCATCTTCGATGATATCATCGACCTTGCGCATGGGATCCCTGGTCACCATGGAATAGGGTGCGCCACGAAATGTATACTCTTGCTCATAGCGAATGTTCTCAATGCAATCGGGCTTCTTTCTACGAAGGACGTAAATAGCATCCCTGAAGTCAGGGTAGTAACATGTGGTGTAGATGTCACCAGACTTCATCAGTGGCCATCCATCCATGACCCTCTTCCAGTCGGGCGAGGGGAAAAGACAATCACGCTTGGTGTTGATATCGTATATCATCTTCAAAGGCATCGTGAGACGGTAATGGTCCTCGTTGTACCACCACCCAGCCAACTTGATGAGTAAATTATACATTTAAAGTTATAGTGACATTTTTCTTTAAATGAGTTTACTCGAGAGGTATCATGCCAAGCTAAAGGAATATGAGAATGATCCCCCGACACTTCATGACTACATCACCATGGCAGCACCCTTCATACACAGATACCACGAGGAAAATTGCAGACGCGATATATTTTTGGAATACATGCGCGTCGTGGAAAAAGATATAACAACGGTGACTGACACCGATTTTATTGACAACAATGTTATTCAAATAGATAATTGTAAAAAATGTAATTCAACAAATGTTTATGAAAATGACATTGATGGAGAAATTGTGTGTCAGGACTGTGGTGCATGTGAAAATTACATTGCCACCAGATTGTCCTATCAGGATGAGCAGGACATTTCAAAGAATACTCAATATTCCTATAAAAGACAGAACCACTTCAATGAGTGGGTTCAACAATTTCAGGGTAAGGAGACGGCAAATATCCCAGATGATTTGATAGAACAATTGCGTTACGAACTCAAGAAGCAGAGGGTCGAACAGATTTCCAAGATCACTCACGCCAAGGTCAGAGGGCTGCTGAAAAAGTTGCGCCAGAACAAATACTATGAACACATTCCCTACATCACAAACATTCTTACCGGCGTGAGACCTCCTGAGATGCCAGCCGCCCTGGAGGAACGCCTCAGGCTCATGTTCAATGAAATACAGGAACCCTTTGACCAGGTATGTCCCAAGGATAGAAAGAACTTTCTGAGTTATCCCTATGTGCTGTACAAATTCTGCGAGTTACTGGGTGAAGATCAATACCTCCCCTATTTCCCTTTACTGAAGTCCAAGGAGAAACTCACTCAACAGGATGTCATCTGGAAGGACATGTGCAAGTTACTCAAGTGGGAATTTATTCAAACTGTATAATAAGCAAGGATGTCGTCCTACATGAGACTGAATGACGGGATTTCCCTCAATAAGATCAACCCGTACGCCGACCCTATGGAATTCACCCCTGGCGTCCCGCTGGGTGGAGCCTACAAGTCGGTCTACGAACCCTCCGAAGAACCCCAGGTGGCGCTCGTGAACGCGGTTCGTCCCACAGGAGATGCTCTCGGGGGACCTCTCGAGACCCAGATGGCAGAGCCGAGTCCGGGTTGCGAGAAGACCATCGCCGCGGGGTGGAGGACCCCCTACTACTGCACGCCTGGCTCCCAGGACTACCCTCTGAACCGGAAGCCGGTTCCAGAACGCATCTATTCGCTGCCTCCCTGGAACAATGTACCCAAAACCAATGACTCCATCCTGGTGAAAAAGGAGGGAATGTCGGGAAGCATGGATGCCGCCAACCTTGCGGGAAATACCGCCGCCGCTATCCTCATAGCCCTCAGTGTTATGACGCTCATCAAATTTTTGTAATTTTGTCACCCTCGATTTTAGGGTTTCGTTTTTCTATTGTATCCCTCTCGGACTGAATTTTATTCAGGATACCTGAACACTCGTGAAACTCCAGTTGGATACAAGAGGTACATAGAGACGTGTGATCACAGTGATCACATGGAATACAGATCATCTTCTTCTTCTTACAGTGACCACATCTCATATTAAAGAAGTGACGAGTCTTACTTTTAAATATGGAAGCCAGAAACTTTCGAACCTTTCTTGGGAACATCATCAAAGCGCGTGATGAAATTCAAGGATCCAAACCAACATTGCCCAGGGTGTCCACGATGACGGTCATGGGAGGCAGGGACGGCATCACGACTCCTCTCGCGACTTTCAAAGAGAAGTTCGTCGACGGGACCGGTGGATGGAACATGGGCACAACACACTTTAACAACTCGCTGACGCTGTCCAAGGATGTCGGCGAAACCAAAAAGCGATCGGTCAAGTTGTTTCCCAACGGGAAGATTCACGTGACAGGATCATCTACACCCATGGAAGGACTGGACATCATCCAGGAAATTCAAAAAATAGTAGATGAGGTCTTTCCCGAGACCACCAACAGTCCCGTGTCACCCATGGAAACACAGATGATCAATGCAACGTTCCGTCTTCCTCACGGCATCGATCAACTGGCT